TAGTTACTTCCAACATTTATCACTCCTTATTTTTTTTCTGGTTTTACACTTTGCTGTTCGTCTTTAAAAGATGGAAAGATATCAGAATAAGATCCTCCTAAGCTTAGAATCCTGTCCTTCATTCTTTCTATTTTAGCCAGACTATCCAAATAGTTATAGTAAAGCTTATTATATTCTAGACCACTAATATGTGATAATAACACATCCTTTAGAGGAAGCATCGCCCCAGTAAAATGTAGGCTATTTTCAATCTGCCCCTCCCTGGTTGCTTGATGAGCTATTTCATATGCCTTATTTATAGCTTGACTTAATTCATCCCTATTCATGTTGGCACCTCAATATCTGCACTGTCCTTTTGTTCTGATTGTTTTTGCTGTCCTGGACTTTGCAGGAGGAAGTGTGAAGGAACTTTGATTGACTGAAAAAACTTTTGCTCATATTCTTGCAAAACTGAATCGCAATATTCTCTTTGCTCCAGGGATTCCTCTAGAAAGTCTAACCTTTCGGATAGTCTAATCGCCCTTTTCTCTAAATCCTCAAAAGCTTGTACGGCCCACAGAAGTTCTGGAGGCCAGTGGCTTCTTAGGTTTTCCGGAACAGAGCAGAGTCTTTGAATTTCTTTTTCGTAAGACATATTTTAAATGGTTCCTTTCTGATATCTTGGTCCAGAATTTTGAGCAATTGCCAAATCATATACGGCATTATCTACAAATATTACATCAAATTTTCTGCCACGAAGATCCATCTCGGTAACTACGAATGATATATTATCCACCTGAGATGTGGTTAATCCCATTTCATCTGCATAATGCAGAATCAAAGGATTGATATATTTTTGGTTACTATGAGAATGAATTTTGATTAAAACTTCATAACCAGCCTTTGCTTGATTTAAGGCGTTAATAACCATATTTGTTGTTCTACCAGTTTGTCTTAAAAAGTAAGCTTCACTACCAAATGAAGTTTTTTGATATAAATTCTTATTTCTTTCTATTACCATTCTTGCAAATTCCATTGGAGGAAGAAATGGTCTTCCAGAGGGTGTTCTCATTTTCACCTCATTTGTCTAGCCAGTCTAGATTAAACAGCATTGATTTCGATCTTCCGGATTCTATAATAACTTCAATTATTTCACATTCAGATAACTCTGCCTTATAAAACTCAAGCATATCTGGCCTACATTGTCTCATTTCTTTTACCCTGGTTGTAATCAGGGCTTTGATATGATGCTCCTTATTCCAGATATGTGGTTTTTTATTCCAGCCAGTAAGACCCTTACCTTTAAATAGTCCTGTTTTGGTATTTCTAAAGGCATAGCCACAAACAGTCTTCTGTCCAGAATCCTCACTCATTCTGAGCACCATGATGCTGCAACATGTTCTTCTAGAACGAAATTATGTCTCTCCCCTGCAACTGAGATGGTTTCTAAAAATCTCTTTTGAAAGATTACTCTTTCTGAATTTGTGGAGCGACTCACGATACAATCGTTCGCCTGTGCCTCTACCACTGCAACTAGATATTCTTCTTTTTCTGGAAGATAAAGAAGGGAGCTTCCTCCACTATGGGAGGGTGTAGCCTCTTCTAATCTCACTTTTAATCTTTTATTTTCTGGACGAATATTTAACATTTTTTCTCCTTATTACCAATTTTTATCTAGCTGCTCTTGTCTTTGAGCATCTTTTTCTAGTTGAATCTCTTTGACCATTTTCATAACTAACTCAAGCATAGTTTTATCTTTATAAGAAGTTGTACTCCACATTAGGTAGGACTGAAACTCAAGTAATTGTTCATAAGTCATTTCAATTGTGTATTTAGTAGGCATTATTTATAAACCCCGTATAAAAACAAAACATAGAAACCACCAAGGAAATAGCGGTAAAAAGATAAAAGTGCCAATCATCTCTATTCATTTTCACCATCCCAGATTTTATTGTACCATCCACCAATTCTTCCTTCAAGTCTGGATAGAAGATTTATAGAGGTGTGAGTGCCCTCTGAGGTTGGCGAAAGCTTTTCAAGCTCGTTATCTAGCACTCTTATCTCTTCTGCTGCGGCTAGGCATAATGTCTGAAGTCTAAGAATTTCTTGATAAGAGCTTTCGATGTTCCTATCTGACATTTTGGCTCTAAAGAACCTACCCACATTATCCGCAACTTCTGAGTCAGACATTGAGGCAATTTCTTTGGCTAATAGCTCTTCCATTTTGTCATTATTATTTACAGTATCTTTACTCATTTCTACTCCAATCCCAGAAATACTCTGTGAGATTCCAACTGAATGTTCCATTATCCCAGAACCAAGTAATAATGCCGTCTCTTTCTACATCTCTCGTAGCATTTCGCAGATCTTCGATAGAAGAAAGATAAGGACGACCAAATGATTGATAATGAACTCCTGCTTCAGTTTCCTCGTAAAAGAGTTCTACAAGTTCGCAAATGTCTTCTTCGTCTTCCACTCCAACCTTGATCATTCCGTATTTCCAGAGCATTTACATTTCCTTTATTTCTTTTAGTTCGCGCTTCAAAGAATCTCTTTCGCCTTCTAGGTATTCTATTGTTTCGAACATTGTTCCGCCACAATTACACCAGTCATACCAAGTAGGACAATCGCTTGGATCGTCGTGCTTTCCGTTGTAGCACTCTCTCCAAAAATCGATTTCTTCGTCAGGAGTCATACATTCAGCGCAACGATCTTTTGTTTCCAAATAAGTATCGCAGATTCTTGTTGGATGCGGTGTCATTTGTTTCAGCTCCTTCTAGTTTTTGGTGTGTTTTCGTCAAATGACCTTACGAAGACGACCTGATGCCATAAACCATTATAACTTTCTGACTTATACCACCCGCCCAAACATCTATGAACCGGAACTTCTCCGTCTTTATCTGTGTCGAATCTTCCCAAGCATCTTTTGCATTCTAATTTTCCAAACCAGTTATAGCCTTCGTCGTCAATCCAATTTGGCATTTTCTTCCCACTCCACTTTCATTATCCCGATTCCACATTCAGGACAAGCAGTTCTTTCGACATAATCGCCAATCTCCACTTCCCATCGTTGTACCCAATGCCCGTGTCCGCATTGGGTACATTGAAACCAACCTTGCTGATTTTCACTTTCAGGCATTTGATCTCCAATTATTATTGATTTTCTTTCATCAAAGAAAATGCTTCTTTTAGAGTTGGTGTGCGTCCGAAAGCATTCTCATTTGAAGATTTCCAACTCCACTTACATCCATCATCATAAAATGATTCCTTCCACACGATACCAAGAAATGCTTTTCTCTCATCGAGAATCAGATAAGCATTCTTGTGAATGCTATATTCACATCTAATTTTCTTCATCGGATTTCCTTTGTTAGTTTCTATTCTTTCTAAACGCACCAACGGCTTCGGGCCATAGGTCTGTTGCGATTTCAAGACACGCTTCGGCAACCCTTTGAATTTCCCATTGTGCTCCCTCGTGCGTGCGCAAGTCAATAAACTTTAGCAAATTGGCGAGTGAAACGGTTCCGTAAAACTCTGTGTAAAGATTTTGAGGAAGAACTCCGCGAGCTTGCTCACGACATACTCCGGACTCCATAAGTCTATTATAGAGGGCTACGGAATCCGCATGATGATCTCTAACTGCCTGAGAAGCGGAATAAGCATGAATCCATTCTCCAAACTTTGGATGACTCTCCTCTTCCTTATTTAGGATGGGATTAATCAACTCACTAGCATTAGATGCTTGACGATTTGATGTATGCTGAGTGCGGAAGGCCTCCGGTTCATAGAATTGAAGATTTTCCTCTGTATAACGACGAGAAATTTCGTTGTAAGACCAAGTACGGTGACGATGGTGCTGAGAGCGAACAAACAGAGGAACCTTGAAACGGAAGGTCACAACGTTGTGCTCAAACGTCGAGGTATGTTTGTGCTCAACTAGATATCGAATAAGTTTTCTATCTTTATCGTCTAATTCCTCTTTGTGTTTTCCGAAGCTGACTCTCGCTGAGTTAACTATTTTAAGGTCAGACCCCATATGCTCAACGTAATCTACAACGCCAATTCCATCGCCATATAGTGATATGGACTTCTGATATTTTTCCATAATATACTCCAAAATAACTTTATATAAGTTTACGCAATATATTGCATCCATTCCGGCTTCAAATTTACCGAATTGAATATTTTAACGTATTTCGAATTTGGTACTTCCGGCTTCGACAGCAATTTCATATTAGCCGCCTCGGGCGTTCTGTCACCTTTTTTTTGATTGCACTTTTCGCAAGATGTTACCAGGTTATTCCAGTCAAACTTCCCGCCCTTTGACTTTGGAATAACGTGGTCAATGGTCATGCAGTAATGGGTATCTCCACAATACTGGCAGGTATTTTGATCACGTAATAAAACATTTTTTCTTGTACATTTAATCTTATGCTTAGATGAAAGGGTGAAATCTTTAAGCACAATAACGGATGGCAACTTAAAAATTTGCCTCGGAGTTGAAACTGTCCTGTCCCAAGTTTCGACTACGTTACACTTATTTAGTATATCCATAATCAAAGCTTCAGTTGCGGGAATAATTTCCACAGGTCGCCAGCTGGCATCTAATTTTAGAGTTACATAATGTTCAAGATTCATTGTTTTATCTCATAATTTTTACTCTTTAGAAGTTAAAGATTTATCCTTACCTAACTGAAAAGTTCTTGAATATGTCTTGATAGAAGAGATTAATGATTCAGCTTCAGATGGAGCTGTCTGTCCCCTGAACAATAGGCCATCATCCCAAATACCACAGCACCAGTTTTTATCTGTACTATCATATATATTACAAATAGTATGATCTCCCCATAAATTTCTTACCAGCCTTAGAGTGGCACCAAGAGTTGCCGCATCCTGCAAATCCGGGACACACTTCCATCTGCTGAGAATCTCCAAATCTCTAGAGCCTTCTACTCTAAGTTCTGCTCTTCCATGATTCTTGCTATTTGGATCCCAAGTTATAGCAAGCATTCCGGGAAGCCAAGTCCAAACGTCTAAGTCTGTTAACTCCTTTGCTAAGGAGAGCCATCTTTCTCGAATTAAGTTTTCTGATTTTTTATTAATTTTATCAACCCTTTCTTCTGGCAAAGTTTCTTTAATATTTTTAATATCTTTTGTCATCCTGTATATCTCTTAATGCTTTCCATAAGACTTTTTGATATTTCATGAGTATCTAAAATTATTGTTGAAGTAATAGTCTTTTCTGTTAAAAATTTGTATTTTAGATTCTTTTTGTATTCAGGATATGAAAGTTCTCTTCCATATAAAGATTTTAAATGTTTGTCAAAAACATCATCTTCCTTGGTATTTTTGATTATCACGACCCCTCCTTAGTTGCTTTGCGATCCAGCCCTGCCTACTCTCCATCCAAAGTGCTATGGCTTTTTCGGCAAATTCTCTGGGGTCGTCTGCCAAACTAGATGGAATAACATAACTTAAGGCTTCTTTTATTATCTCCCTGCTCTGATCTCTAATCATATCTTTTATAGATGAGATTGGAATCCACTTATTTATATACTCTCCGACTTGGCGTTTTATCTCCTCTTTAACAAAGAGCTGAACCTGCTCTTCGTCTAATTCAATTTCAATTCTGCCACCAGTTGGAAGTTTTACAAATTTTATCTTGTCTGCGGACATCTTCTCACCTGCTGTAATCTAGTAGTTTTTCATGATTTGCTACAGTTGCCATTTCCTTGCATTCATCGGATGTAAAGTATTTTGTTTGCTCCAGTGGAATGGAATATCCTTCTATAAAGAATTTCTTATGAAGTTGCTTATGCTGAGCGGCACTTGACCATCTACCCTCAAATTCTTCCGTAGGATTCCAAGCTCTTAATACTTCTAATCCCTCTTCTGTTAAGGTGAGGCATCTATACTGAATGTAATCGCCACCATGATAGGGGCCTTTTTTACCATTTGAATACCCAGCAAAATCTTCGCAGGCATATCCTGGATTATACATATCTTCGTATAAAGCCCAGCCCCTATCTATAATAGATTTCTCAAATCTTCCTGGGTATCTGAAATCTGGACGCCACTTCCAGGTAAAGATAAGCGTCTTATTTATCGCATCTGAATAAGGATACTTTTTATCTTTTGACATCTTTATTTTACCCTATTAAGAAGAAGGCCCTTCCCCTCATCTTCTTCGTTCCAAAGTGGAAATGTTATCTCTACTTTTAGTAGGTCATCTACACTCCATCCTAACCTTGTAATAATTTCTTCAGTTAGAGTGATGCTGTAGATATCTCCATCTTTTGTAAGACGAGTGGTACGTTTACTTGCATCTTCAGATTTCATTTTTTAGTTCCATAAGCATGGGATTCATTTAGCGAAGAACCGGTAATAACTATGTATTCATCATGTTTTTGAAGCTCGCTTATCGTCCTTGCGTTTAGGTAAGTCATTCCTGACTTTAAGCCTCCAACGAAACCGTCATCACCAAATAGAACATCTTTGATAGAACCTTTGTAAGGAAGATGAGTTGTAACTCCCTCTGAGCAAGTTCCTTCCTTTAGACCTCCCCTTCTTTCCTTCTGAACAGAAGCCGATGCCATTCCTCGGTACATTTTAACAAGAGAGCCATCTTCTCTTTGTATTACTTCTCCCGGAGATTCTTCCGTTGCTGCAAACACGCTACCACACATAATAGCATCAGCTCCACCTATGATAGATTTTACAACGTCAGCTGGATATCTAACTCCTCCATCTAGAATAATGGATGGCAGCTTGATATTTGAACCAGATTTTTGATGATAATATGAAAATTTATGCCTCGCTCTAGCGCAATCAACAACGGATGATAAAGATGGAACGCCAACGCCAGCCATTATACGCGTCTTACAGATTGAGTTGTGTACTATTATTCCATCAATCGTGTATGAATGATCTTCTTTTACGGTTAGATCATAAACGGGACCGTTATGATGTAGCGTCTTCTTGCTGTATATTTTTTGCAGAGTAAATTTCATCTAACACCTCTTGTATTTTTTTAATTTCTTGGTCAAAGTTAACAAATCTTTTTTCATCTTCTTCTACTCTATAAATATAGAATCCAGATTTTCTTGCTACTTCATTCTTTAGAATATCGTTCTTATTTCCTCTTATCTTATGCCAATAGAAGCCATCGTATTCTATAAGAAGAATATCTTTCAGCAGAATATCATAAAAATATCGACCCAACTTATAAGATGAGATAACATTTTCTTTTCCGTATATTTGGCATAATTTTTCATATAGCATCATCTCTTTGGATGATTTTGAATTATTCATACGTTTCTTATCTTTTACTTTTTTAATTTCTTCTTCTGAGGCTATATTAAAATGTACAATATATTTAAAAAAAACTCTTTTATCTACATTAAGCATACTCTGAATGTCGTCTGCATTTTTATGCGTACTACAATATATGTTATATGCGTCAAGCAATTTTTCGTAGGTTAAATTTAGCCTATCTAATTGCCTCTGCAGTATTGCTGCCTTATTTATCTCTCTATTTTTTGAGTTTGTTTCTTTTATTCTAAGAATTACTTCTTCTGTATGTTTTTTTCCATAGAAAGGATTCTTGTCTCCAGCCATTTTCCCATTAAGACTTTTTTTTATTTTATCTATTGTATCTTTAGAGTGCCTCTTTCCATAGAAAGGGTTTTTATCTCCAGTATAATCTACTACTGATCCACCCATTTTTTTCTTAGATTCTTCTGAATGTTTCTTTCCGTAAAATGGATTTTTATCACCACGTATATCTTTCTTCGGCATTGGACTAGACCCTCCTTGTAACTAGTCCAATTTTATTAGCATATGCCTCTCTGGCTCTAAATCTTCAGCATGCATCCAAAATGCATATTCATGAATATTATCTTCTGTTATCTTGTCGGCATCGGAGATGTTTACTACATAAAATTCATGATTCTTTGTACAAGATATATCATTTATAGAAATGATTTCTTCATTTCTATCAAATTGAAGGATATCAATTACCTCTCTCAATTCGCCAGTATGGGTATATACCAGGTTGCCTATTTCTACATCCTGTATGTTCTTTAGACCATTTAATGTAGAAACCTTAGTATCTGCAACAAAGCATCCTCCGCCGATTCCGACCCTAACAGCATCAACTCCAAGGCCAATCATAAACTCATATGCATGAAATGTTGCAATATTTCCTGCCATTATTTTTATGGCAGGAGAGATCCTTTTTACAAATTCAACCATTTCTTGCATCAGAATAGAATGACCATTTGCTACATCAATGGAAATCATATCAATCTTTTTGCAATTATTGATTAAATAAGAAAATCTAGCTCTCTCCTCCTGACCAACACCTATTGCCGGAACAACGTAACATCCAGCATCAGCCACTCTATTGCAATGTTCAACTTGCTCTTCGGGAGACATAAATCTGTGAATAATCCCTAAGCCACCAAGCCTTCCCAGTGCAATTGCCATATTGGATTCGCATACCGTGTCCATTGGCGAAGCTATAAATGGAATCTTCAACTGAAGACCTCCAATATTTGTTGATGTATCTACATCATTTCTAGAACGAATATCGGAATAAACTGGTGGTATAAGTATGTCGTCAAATGATAGACCTTTAATCTTTTTATGCTCAATCATATTAACCTCAGTTTACAAAACTTACTTTTCTGGAGATAGAATCTGCACCACCAGAAACAACATAAGATTTTAAAATTAGTGAACGCATCAGGGTTTCTCTGGAAATTTCAAAACCTTCTCTTGATAGAATTATATCTACAACCTGATTTGATATCAGATCTTCCAAAGAAGTTTTAGATATAGATATTTCTTTATCGGAAAGGACTATATGTGGGACTTTTTCAAGTGGAAATTTTAAATACCCACGATATTCATACGACTTTCCGAAGGAATATGTGTCTCCGCAAATTTCGGTGAGAGAAAACAAAAAGGAGACTTGAAAAATTACATTTGCATTAATAATGCCTTCTAAAGTTTTGATTTTAGATGAAAATTCACTTAAGGCATTTTTTAAATCACGAATTTGTTCTGATATATCATCTTGCATTATTGCTCCAGTTGCTCATTTAACTGCTCCATTACCATCACAAGCCTGCCACTCATATCTCTTCCGGTAGATATATGACAAGAAGACACAAGAATGTCCTCAGCACAAAGTGCTCCATCGTCTGATAAAGAATCATCGTTGGAAAATTTCTCTATAATTTTCTTCCTAAGAGAGTCTTCTAAATCTCTGTTGTAAATTACAACTTTATATAAGTCAGAACCTCTGCCCCTCTCTAGAATGTGCGTCTCCTGTATAGAAAATGGAACCTCCGATAATCTCATTCTTACAAATCCAGTAAAGTATTCGGTTCTTTCTAGCTCAAAGCCCACGCCTGATACGTCAAATCTTTTAACCTGAAAAGAAGTATGTAGAACAATATCAGAGTCTGAATCAGAATTTCTTACGGATTCAAGCATAGAGATTTGATCAGATATCTTCTGAACCGCTTGCTTTAGCTCAAACAATTTATCTTCAATGTTCATTATCAACTCCTAGTTACAAGTGATTTTCGTAGGACAGCGAGAATTGCTGCAAACATAGCCCATAGTAGATGCCATGTTTATTCCGCATATTTTGCAAATCTGCGCCATAGTAAATGGCGCTGGATCTATGTCCGGATAGATTATAGGCGCAAAATCATCCCTGTCAATATAGGTTGACGGCTCGCCATAGAAAATTTTATTAGCTTCTTCTAGGGCAGATTTGTCAGCAACATGAGCGCGGATAATATCCATTAATTTTTTCATTCTAGCAATAATTGTATCCATTTTTTCTCCTAAAATAGAAGGCTCAGCTCCCAATCGGCAAACCATGATTCATATTGTCCTTCAAATAGGAAGACTTTATATCTATAATATCTATCTCTACCAGAGTCCGAAACTACAATACCCATGCCTAAACATGCATTATCAGCATTGACCTCAACCAGATCCGCTTCTGAAAATCTTTTCTTTTCTATCAAAAAAGAAACTCGCCATCATATGTGGTCGTATCATCAATATCGTCTATCTTTTCTGAAGACTCAGATGCGAGTTCAAAGGCCGCAAGAATTGCATCTTCCTCTGATAGATGACGATTTGTAATAATACCATCATTACCTTCAAATACGCCCCACTTTTTTCCTTCAGTAGATTCGGTAGAGATATAGATATCATCTGCGCCGAACAAAACTCTAATCATCGAGAGTAGACAGCCTTTGGTAGCTGGATCTTTCAAGTCTGGATATCTTGATTTGAGATCTCTGGGCCATTGATCTCTATCATCACCCAACCTAAGGGGCCTGCCTATTGTGTATTCACTTGGAATGGTCAACATTCCTGGCATCCAGGTAAATGGTGGTGTTTCCACAATTCTTCTTCCCAATTCTTCTGGAGTTAACATATTCACCTCTATAATTAAATATCCACAAATGTTTTATAGTCTACTTATTTTTGGCCACCAAAGTTTTCGCCCAAGCTTCTCCCTCCGTCTTTCCCCATGAAGGTTCAAAGCAGGGTCCGCCCACACAACATCTGCCATATTTGGATTTATTTTCTTCTTTAATCTTTTTGTCAAAACAGCATATTGTGTTATCACTCGAATTCTTTATCCACCATCCCATATTAGGGGGATCTTCTCCATCGGTTGACGCATATAATCCAGGGTCTTCATAGGCCACCCTTGTTATAGCCTGAATGCAACCTATTGTAGCCGGATCTTCCAAGTCTGGAATGGCCCAAATTAACTCTACGATATTCCCATCTTCATCTATAATTGTTGGCATTAAATTGTGACCAGAAACCAACCAGACAGTTCCAGCCACCTTGTTCTTCAAAACATCTACTCCAACTGCCCTCATCCCAACATTCCAATAGAAGTTACTGGATTTTACAAGCCTATTTGAAATCTCAATAAGTTCGCTATTCATAATGAATCCATATCTTGGGATAAGTCAGCGTGACACAATGCATCAACAAGTGCTTCGACCTCTGTTTCTCCGATGCCCATATCGCCTCCATGTGTGGCTCCGGACCAACACATATACCATTTTCCATTTCTCTCTACCGTCCAGGCGTTTGGAATTTTAGATACCTTTCTAACTAGAAAGAGAAGACAACCTACTGTTGCTGGATCAGAAAGATCCGGAATAATATCACTGTGTGGTGGACATTGTTCTTGCCAGCCACCGCCCTCTCTCGTAGAGCCTTCTCCCCACCAAATAGCATAATCCTTGGAACCTTCTAGAACGGTTCCACGAGGACCGGAGCGGCCATTCATAATTCTCATTCCGCTCATCCATTCCCACGATGGGGTGTTCCTCGCCCTTCTTCCTAGTTCGCAAATAAGCCCAAAGTCAGAACATTCATAACTCATAATTTCACTCTTCCTCTGGATAGTCCCAGTAATCTAACTTTTGACTAAGTGCATCAAGCACTTGTTGCATTACTTCTTGTGGCGTGCAGGAATCTTTCAGGAAGGATGCTAATTGATTTGTAATTTCTTTTCTTGAATCTGTTTGAGCAAATTCATCGAATAGCCTTTCAAGTTCATCTTCTGATTCGAAAAAATAAGTCCATCCCCAGTCATCTTTAAAGATGCCAGAATCTCTCAAATTTTTCAGAAACCTGATTCCAGCAGACTCTTCTTCATTAAAGAATTTTGAGCCATATCTTGTGCAAAACAAGCCGCCTTTAATCATTACTTATCTCCAATAGTTTTCGATAGTTCGATTTCTAACTCGGTAATCTCGCGACGGAGTGTTTCTCGTTCAAGAATAAGTCGCTTATTTTCTTCTCTTAGGTTTTGAAGTTCATCAATAGCCGACACGATACCATTTGCCATTTGCTCTGAATAAGCATCGAAACAATGGCCTCCCGGTCCTCCGTCATGCCAAATATCCCATAGTTGGCAAACATCATCGGGACCACCATTGACAAACAACCTAATGTTTTCGGGCCACTTATTCATTTTGCACCTTTTAACTTTTTAAGTTCTCTTTCAAGATTTTGAATTTTCTTTTCGACTTCTTCTTTAGCTTTGCTCTTTCTTTTTGCCTCTTTTTCCGCCTGTTTTTCTGCCTGTTCTACGAGCCAAGCCTTACCTTCATCAGTTTGAAGCCAAGAGTCCCACTTTTCTTTTTCGGACTCCCAATTTGCAACAGCCTTTTTAAATTCGTCTTCATGAAGGTAGTCATCGCCATATACATATACGTTACAACCATAACCGTCTCTGTCCGTTTCCGCAGAAGCATAGATATAACCCTCTTCCACCAACTCTTTCATGTCAAATGAAGAGTCTACATATTTTGAATCATAATATGTAAATTCTGCTTCGGTTGGCTTCTTTCCCGGTTGTTTTTTCTTTTTCATTTTATTCTCCAATGTCGTTGGAATCGAGATTTTTGATTAGAATTACTTCCTCATCCAGTTTTAGATCCGCCCAATCCGTCCCACCGTTTTCTACTTCCTCAAAGAAATAAACGGTAATGTAATCTTCATAGTTTCGATCAATGAAACTTACCATCCCAAACTTGGAAAGGCGTGGAACATAAATAAGCGCGTGCGAGTGCGTGTCACCCAACTTACACTTGACTTGGTTTCCAAAAAGGTTGATCTGTTTCATTTTCCATATCCTCGGGATAAATCTACATTTAGAACCGAAACAACATCCTCCCAAGAGGAAGAGGCTTCAATCCATTTGGCAGCTTTGAATTTGGCCATATTATCACATCGGTGCCATTCTTCATCATTCCTCTTGATAAAGAGGGCGGTACTATTTAACCTCAGAGATTGATTGGGACCAGCGGAATCAAAATGACTGAGAAAAACTGTATCTCCGTTTTCCAACAAAACCTGTGTTGCATTCATATTACGCTCCGTCAGTCAAACATACCGCAATTACAGCGGTGCCAGTCATAATGCCAATCGCAATCTTGGGTGTGCTCTTTTTGCTCCGGAATTGAACTTACAATTTCCACCATTCTCTTCTTCGTTCTTTTCAAGCATTCTGAGAATGCTTGAATGGGATCTTCCTTTGGATCAGAATATATGAGAACTTTTCCCTGGAGATAAGAGCCTGCAAACCACTTTTGCGATTGTTCTTGTTCAACTAATTGAATTTGTAATTCCTGACTCAACTCCCAGATACAAAAAGTTTTACTCGGAGGTTTTAGACCAAACGCTTCCACAATCTTGCTTGAAGCATCTTCAACTCGCAACCTCTTTGCCTCTAAATGCTCTTTGTATCTTTCTTGGGCCTTCCTTCTTTCCTCATTCATTATAACACCTAACTATTGAAGCAATCTGTTCGGCAAAAGCATCTGATGCAGCAATGAATTTGTGATAAACTTCCGAAAGTTGCCTCTTTGCGATAGCGGCAGTTTCAAAGGTTTTCTCTATATTAGGCATAATTGAATGTGATCCAACGTGAATTTCCCAAGCCTTTTTGTCATAAGTTCTTTTAACCCACCATGTTCCTGTGCGCTCGCACTTATAGATAAAGGCCAACTCACCATCTGCCTGTTTTCTTTGACTAAACTTAAGAAGCTCTTTGATTTCTTTGTTCATTTTGAATCACTCCTCGATGATAACTAATTCGCCATAAGAATTCTCAAACATTCCCGCTGTCTTTACCTTGCCGATAATTGCCTCGGGCCTTGTATCAATCTCGCCTTTGCCAAGAGGCCATTCCCATCCTCTACCGCCCTTTGCAATGTATCGACAAAAGTAATCTAATCCAGCATAACAGGGTTTTCCTTCCCAATAAAGGATTAGAGCAAAAGTATGTAGTGATCCATAGGGAGGGCGAACATAAGGGCTGTAAAGAACCCAAGTGTCGTGCCCAGCATCATAGGCTTGTGGAGGAGTAAAGAAATGATTTTCTTCATTGTAATCCAAAGACAACTGATCCTTTGGAATAAAGAGAACGCTTTTGATGGTCATTTTATTCTCTTTTTTATTTTAAATATCGTTATTGTTATTTGAACGAGACCTATTAATTTCGCAAAACCATCGAATCTCCTTTTTAGACGCCAGCCTGAGATTTGCGGGGTTAAATGGAAGCCTGCTATCCGGCCAATGGATCGGCCTATCTTCAACGATAAGAGATCCATCTTCACGAAATCCAACTACCTCTCCCAACTCTGGATTTCTCTTTGGACCGTAAGCAACAATGTCTCCTACTTGAAAGTTAGTCATAATAGAATTTTCATTCATTTCCAGCATCCATACAGCGACAAGTATAATCGTTCATAGTTCTATCGCGATCAATAGCAAAGGGCAAGCATTCCCTTTCGCAACCATTATTCCAATTTACTAGGGAAACCCATAAACCTCCCAAGAAACTAATGAATGCTGTGATTGCCATCACAATAATATACCCGCGAATGTCATCAGTCGTCATATCGCCCCCTTATTTAATGCCAATATTCAAAATCATCTGGAGTGCTTACAATTTCGCATTCATCAATTTCAGGTGATGAAACTCTGTCAATGGTAACAATCTTTTCTCTTGCTAATTTGTCTGCGATTTCTTGAATTTCACCAAAATCATATAGTCCTTCTTCATCAGAAGATAGCTGAGATATAGGAATCTCTACCGTGTGGGATTCACATACTTCAATTATGTATTTAATTTTAACCTTTACGACATCTTTGTTTTTCATAGATACCTCATTTAAAGTCTTTTGCAATATATTCTCTTATAACTTCTGATGGCAAATCAGCTGTTCTAGCAATGCCCTTTTTATCGGTTTCTGCCATCAGACAAACGGAGGCGTTTTTAATTGTTTCATCCAGCGAATAAGGCACACTACCTCTGCCTGCTCCGGAAAGGATTTGAGAAAGTGAGTAAGCCCTTCCGGTAACACAATAAGAATAACTCCACTCCCATGTAGAAGGATGGCTATTCCTAAATTTAGATTTAGAACTTTTAATTTGAGCTTCAACTGAGGCTACTTCCAGCGGATGCAAAGAAGTAACAATTTGATAATCTAATTTAATTTTCATTTCTACTTAATAGTTAGTTAATCTAACTTTGATGTTTTTTTAGGCAATCATCAGAGCAAAAATTTCCATCTTCTCCGCAGATTATATACGTATCGGGAATTATGCCAAGACAAGTTGTTTCGTGTGTTTGTGTGTGCGCATTTTCTTTATCTAAGCATTTCCCACAAATAGTCCTGACCCATCCTTTGCCACAGCTCTTACCTGGAGCACCACATTGTTCACAGGTCTTTGCAGATAGAGCTTCTGCCATTTTAATCATGCCCATAATATAGGAGTCTTCTTGCCCTTCTACTGTAGCTCCATAGTAATAAAACCTAAGTCCACCATATTTCTCTTTAATCTGATCTGCCACCAACTGTTCGATTGGTTTATTCTTCGAATCAAATCTGGAAAACTCACCTGTTCCATTATTCCAATCAATGTGGCTCTGAATATTGCGACATAGATTGTCAATAATATTGAACCATCCATCATCGCATTCTAGATAAAGTCCGATATCTAGTTCTTTATCATAGGACATAATAAGTGGATAATTTTGCCAAAGTTTCTTTTGTAGTTCAGGTGACATTTTTTCTAGACTCCCTTTCGCTCTTGCAGGATTCACACAGAGTTAGAACCCATCCCGTATCCGTCTCTGACCCGGGTAGACCGCAATCTTCACATATACAGTAACTCATACTGGATGCCATAGAAATAACGCCTTCCGTAAAATCATCCCCACCAATCGTATACATTCTTAGTCCACCGAACTTCTCTTTGACTTGGGTAAATTCTACCTGATGACATTCGGGTGTTCTATCAATATGTTCTTGAATAAGAGAACATGCCGTATCAATCAGACCAAACCAACCATCACCAACATCCAGTCCCCAGCACATAGCAGTTCTGTGTGCTGGCAAGTCTTTTTGTTTAAAAAGCGACGGATACTTTTCCCAAAGTGACTTTTGAAGTTCCGCGTTCATTATAGGACTATCCTCTTTTGTTTATTTCAATATATCGATCCAAATACCACCTTGCTTTCTCCAGGTCTTGAAGAATATCTGGTGTCTTTTTTCCTGCTCTAGAAATATATTTAACTACATTTCCAAGATGAAACCCAAGATCCCATGCTTCAATAACTTTGATGGCTTCATATGGATTCTTTTCGCCACCATAATGAGATGGATGATTTACATGACCTTCTCCATCTTGCTGTGAAGAAGATTCTAAAATAATTTCACTTTCAACTAGCTTGTTAACCACCTCATTCTCCTTCTTCTCTATTTTTATTGTTATCAGGCTGAGATACTTTCTTGTATCTAACCTTTTTTAGCTTTGTCTTTTTAGGCACATCTTCTGACTGGGAAAGGGATGGTTCCTTGGAGTCGTACTTAAACTTACCTAATACCAAAAATTCTTTTGTGGAAATTGTCAGCTCTTCCAATTCCCTCTCTGTTATATATCCGTTTTTTTGAAGAACAATAAGAATTGCATTTGTTATTCCAACTATTTTTGCATTTTCGTTATGCTTATCGGCGGTTCCATTTATAAGTAATGAAATTACAATTCTTATTTGATCTGCAAGATTCATTTATTACTCCGGCTTTTTGCAAACAACAGTAAGCATCTTGTCTTGATTTAGAATTATCTTAGCTGCTTCAAAAATCTGTTCTTGATCAACCTCTTCAATATAAGTCATGTGTTGTTCGATGGTTGGCCAATCAAGAAGTTTCTCTTTTAGAGACCATTGAGCTAAGCTATAACTATCTTCCATTGCATGGTAAAATCCAGACTTAATTTTATTCTTGGCTCTCTGAATCTCCTCAGATGTAGATGGAAGGCTGGTAATTTTGCTAACCTCATCTTTGACTAGAGATATAGCTTCTTCAACATTCTTATCCCTCGTTGAGAAGTCGATAAGAGTTACTCCACCCTTATCCCATGAAGAATGGGATGAACCAATTCCATATACTAATCCTCTATTTTCCCTAACCTCTGTAAAGAGTCTGGAGTCCATACCGCTACCTAGAATGGTTGTAAGCACCTGTGCGGCAGCGTCCACTCTATTACTTGTGGTAAAGCCAGGCATACCCATCCACACATACGTGTGTTCAATACCCTCTTTTGTAATATCAATCCTTCTAGAAGGAAGATACCCAGACTCTCTAAGTGGTAGTGATTTCTTTATCTTTCCATTAGGAACACCGAAATGCTTTCGCAAAAGCTCTTTTGCAGCACCCGACTTCAAGTTAGAGCAAAGAGAAATAACTGCATCGCTCTTTTGGCAAAATTGTGTATGAAAGGATACAACCTCCTCTCTAGAGAAAAGAGAAATGCTATCCTGCGTACCGATCACAGGTCTTGACAAGTAGTTGTCGAAGAAGTTTTGAGAGAAATTCTTCCAAATATACGACTGAACAGCATCGCTCCTAGAAATCTCCTCTTCTTTAACTACCTCTTTTTCCTTTAAAAATTCTTCCTCTGGAAATGTAGAGTTAAAAACCATATCCTTCAAAATCTCAATGCATGGCTCTAGATTTTCGAATGGTACTGTGATATAGTAGCAAACCATGTCATGAGACGTATATGCATTAGATTCTCCACCCAAAAAGGCAATCTCTTTCTGAAGTTGTGTTGCCGTCCTGTCGCTAGTTCCTTTAAAAATAGAGTGCTCTAGCATATGAGCAATACCTGAATTATAAGAGCCAAGCTGCTCAACTCTTGCTCCAGCATTGAAAGAAATTACAATGGTGGATAGTCTTGAATGTGTCTTTGAAATTGTATGAATCAAAAGTACCTCCTTTTAGCAGAAAAGGGTAGGGACTTATGGCCCCTACCCACATAAATATTGGCAAGAAAAAGATGCTACTTCTTCTTTTGAATAACCACCTTCTTGCCATATGGAAATTGCACACCTGCGTCATTCTCATGCACACACCAAAGCATACGAGTCTTTGGCTTGTCGGGAAATGGAGCATAACCATCAGTAAAGACGACTAGTCCATCATAACGCTTCTCATCTGCGAGTTGAATAACTGGATGAAAGTTAGTACCACCGCGACCCACAATCTCAATCTTCTTTGAACGCTTTGCATATGGCTTTGGATCGCCATAGAGTTGCGTATCAAACTGAATGAAATCAACCTCAACGTGATCAATCATGCCATTTAGTTCTGTCGCAAAGTATTGCAAAAGCTCACTAGAGACAGAGCCGGAGGTATCAAAGGCCACCAACAGACGGCTTGTGTAATCTCTACGAGAGCCGGGAGCTTCATTGTCATAACGGCGATTAGGACGCATACGGGTGTTCTTACGACCCATAAGGATCAGCTTGTTAATGAACCAACGAACCTCTTTCTTCCAGTTTACAATAGGACGGTTGGCTGCGATAACTTGCTCTGCAAGTTTACCAGAGATAGTTCCCCAACCCTTCTTTTCCTGTTCCTTAATAGCCTTCTCTGCGATATTGCGAATCTTCTCAGTCACAATATCATCATCGAAATCTCCCCACATAGAGTGATCATCGACAGTATCAGAATCACCCAGCATCTTATTCATATCGCCGCCGTGATTCTTCTCTGCCTCCTTCTTTAGAGACTCGTAGTACCACTCGGAAGATTGATTATCCTCTAGACCAAACTGCTTCGGATAGAGTGCGCCTTCCGGCAAACCTTCAATGTGGCAGTTAATCGCGCAATCTGCTGCGATATTATAGCCACGCGGATTATAAGCAAAGTGCTTAACACGAGTAAGGTGATGTAGAAGAACGTGTAGTGCTTCATGCTTAAGAACAGAACGAAGCTCAGTAGGAGAAAGCTTCTCAATGAAGTCGGGATTGTAGTATAGAGCCAGGTCTACACGACGAATAACACCAACAGCAAGCGTGGGAATCTGCTTAGACTCCTTCTTATTTAGAGAGAGAAATACCTCTCCATAAAGAGGCTGAAACGCCACAAGTTGTGCAATCGAAGAATCAAGTCGATTCTTTACATCAGAGTTTGCCATAATCCCTCCAAAAAAGAAGAAGTGGGCGCAAGAGCCAATTCTCTTGCGCCCGTCAGTTTGACGCTTATCAGCCCGAGAGATAAATCTTCTTTAGATGATCGCGGAAGTCGTTGTCACCCTGCCAGTCCATAACAATCTTCTTTGTCTTTGCACCAGCGAGCAGAGCAACCCAAGTCTGCGAACCAACATCAGGAGGAAGCATCATGAAGAAGTTACGAAGATTCTCACGTTGCTTTTCCTTCGTTTGAGTGAGACTACGCTCGTTCACCTCTGCAACAACAGAGCGCGCAAGTGCAGCGATCACTTCAATGTCATTACAAGCTGCCTCAATCTTTGGCTTGACCTTAGAGAAATTGTCAAGAACATCATCGGGACGAAGCTGGCTGAACTCATTGGTAAGAAACTTCTGGAACATAATCGCAATCTCGCGACCAACCCAGCCCTTAGCCACCTGTGTTAGCATACCATCATCTGCACGATTCTCTAGGTCCATAGCGATAACAGTATCGCTAAATGCAACCCAAGAACGACGAGAAGGATAGACGCGACCAGCTTCAAGGTTTCCAACGGGAGGATCAAGAAGATTCTGATTACGGTTAATGAACTCCACTACCGCAGGATGAATCTTGGTGTTACGCGCCCACTCAACCCACTCCATAGCAGAAGGATCAAAGTCGATATGGAACCAGCGGTCATGCAGGGCGGGATCAAGCTCTGCAACGTCGTAATCATCATCGGAGTTTACGGCAGAAACTACACGCCAACCATCGGGGAGCTTCTCGCCGTCAAGACGGCGATCAAGGCAGATCTCAAAGACTGCCTGAAGAACATCCTTTGCAGCGCGGTTAAGCTCGTCAAAGAACAAGATACCACGAGAGTTTGGATCCTTCGGCCACCATTCCTGCTTAAGAAAGCGGACAACACCAGCCTCGTTATCCTTATCGGGAAGTCCCTTAATGTCACCAACCTCACATTGTGAGAGTCGAACGTCATAGAAGCCGATACCAAGCTCCTCTGCTACTTGACGGACAACGGAGGACTTACCGACACCATGCTTCGCATGAAGCATTACGGACTTGTCCCAAGGCATAGTCTTAAGAATCTCTTTTGTCTGAATGATGTTCATTACTTTATTTTCCTCTTTGTTAGTTACCGGACAGGCGGGGCAACCACCCCACGCATCCCTATATGGTGGACTAGATTCGTTTTAAAAACGTTGAAGTTGAGGGTTTAGATAGACTACTTAGCTTTAGGCAATTGCGATTGTAACTGCCCCTTAATTGAGGCAAACTTCTCAGTCATGCCTTTAAGTGATTCCATCATGTCTGATAGTGATTCAGCATTTCTAGCTCCTGAGCTTAGGGGATTTTGATCACCTGTAAATGTATTTTTAAAACTTTCTAAGTCTTCTCTGGAGAAGAAGGAACTTCCCTCCATAAGACCACTCGCCATTTGCGATGCTTGTTCGAAATTTCTCTCGATAGAAGAAATCCTTTCGTCCAATCCGTGAAGCATACGAGTTACTCGTACTTCAAACGAGCTTAGTTTATCCAGAATTTCTTTTAACAAATAATGATCTGACATTATTTTTTCCTTATTTATAGTAGTTGAGATAAATTTCTTCTATTTTTCTAGAAAATGTCTCAGTATCAGTATTTGGCATCTTGGTTCCTAAGCACAATCTATCCCACCAGTAGTGGGTCATTTCGTGCACAAAAGTATCCAAGTTACTATTCCATGAAATGTCTGCAAAAATAATGGCAGAGTTATTATCTATATAAGGAGTAGAGTCATAATAAGCATACATCAAATATATACTTTGTTGTCTAATGCTCTCGCTTTGATAGATATTGTAAAATCTAGAATGATCTGCAAGATATGGAAGATCGACAATAAATATATTTATGTTATACTCATTGTATCTACAGAAAGATCTCGATATACCTCTTTGATCTAGATAGTTTGATACTACATCCCAAGAAGCTCTAACCCCATACCTTACCATCCAATCTGCTAAATTGGCAGTATCACTATCCAGACCATACTTTATGGATACAGCAATCTCTACTGTGTTAGAAACATCAAGATATACTGTATTTTTACGAGAGAGATAAAAAGCAGTATCTGAAATCTCTCTGGTTTTATATGGAAGAGTATCTGCCCCTGCTGGTGTTGGAAATATACTTAGAAAAGCACTAAGCGCGAACGACAGTAGGCTTTTCATCTTCTGACCTTGATTGCCCTAAGATCTCAATTTTAAGATTTGGACTAAGCCTAAGAATTTCTACATCATTAATAGGAACTCTATTATGA